GAAAAGAGGATGGTCTGTTAACCCGAATGGGCAACAGTTTTGGCCCTCAATTGGGCGCCGGAACTGTTTGGGGTCGGAAAATACTTCCAAGAAATTGGTAAGGTTATTGTGAGGAGGAGTCCCTTCAAACTCCTGCATTCACAATAGGACCTTGTAAAGTAGATGCCTTCTCCCCTCGAAAGAGGAAAGAGGTGTTGATTTGGGGTAGAAGCCGAAAATGGGGAACAAACTAAAAATGAACACATGACTAAACGCAATAACTTTCTTTTCATCCTCCCAATACACACTGGGAGTCCGATTAAGACGGATGTTGGTTTAAATCTGCGGACATTTTCAGTCAGTTCCTTCCTGGGCCAAACGGCCCGGGTTCGGTTCTCTCAAAAGGGGCGAAAGGGATTGGAAGATAATTCCAAATCCTTTTCTGCCCTAATTGAGAGAGCTCTACTCCGCTTCAATGGTATGGTCTCCAGAAATGGAGGCCGCCCTCTCATTGGATTTCTTATTAAGAATATCTCATGAGTGGGTGGTCGTCTTTCACGGTCTCGTTGTGCTATGATCGCACTCTTTGTTAAGAAGTGCCACCATCTTCACAAGTCGGAAGGTATGAAAGGACTGGTCCTGTACCTGAAGACATCTTACGTGCTGATCCAGCAAGCTGTAGCAGGATATATTGTTGAAGACCTAACGCCTCTCAAGCGGAGGGTCCGTAGGGATCGTAGTGGTTTTCCACTGTGAATTCCTCGGCTCCAACGCTCAATGATGAGACGTAAGGATATACGGACAATTCGGTTTTGGACAACTCTCGTCTCTATTTATAGAGTCTTGAGTTTTCCGAGTCGGGTGTCCGTTAGCTCCATAATAGATCCTGGCGTGGATTGAGTGACCAACATGGGTATAGGTCCTTTTCGGGAATCGTTTGAGCAAGCGCTTATGTTATTTTGACATAAGGTCGGTGGGAAGTCTCTAAAATCAGAGTTGAAGCCTTTGGACTTCTTCGCTATTTTGAAGGCTTCCCCGCTGACGGGTTTCGCTTGACGTCCCGATTTTACTGTCGAACTTAAGAATTCTCCTAAACAATGACCTACAACTCGTGAAGAGATGATGGTCTTGCCGGAGAAGCCTAAGTACGCCAGAGTTCCTATTATCAGCACTAACCCCGGTAGTATTAATGAGGCAGCTTTCACCATTATGTCAGACGATAATCTTCGTGATGACATGATGATGTATGCTTCAGAGCAAGAAGGGTTTTTTGAATTCTTCTCGAATCTGAAGCGCTGCTCTATGATGGCCGATCCTCCACGTTCTCATGTGGGTACCCCTTACACCTCAGCTTCTCAAGTATCTCCACTTGGGAAGCTAGGGCTAAAGGATGAACCCGCTGGGAAGGTGAGAGTTTTTGCCATGGTAGACTGTTGAACTCAATGACTTCTCTTTCCCCTCCATAAACTGCTTCAAAAGGCTCTTCGAGTAATTAACGAAGATGCTACATTTGATCAGATTGGTGTGGTAGAGAAGAAATTGGATCAACTAGCTCGGAAATATAAGCGTGGAAAAGCCTTCTCCTTTGATCTTAGTTCTGCGACTGATCGTTTACCGATCGGTCTGCAGGTGTATATATTGACTCCCCTTTTAGGGAACTATCCATCTAAGGCGTGGGCTTCCATTCTTACATCCCGGTCCTACTTTTTACCAAAGAGGGCCCGGGATGATACTGGTTTAAGTGCTGTGAAGTATGCTGTTGGTCAACCTATGGGAGGTTACTCCTCATGGGTGATGCTAGCAGTTACTCACCATGTTGTAGTTCAGTGAGCGGCCTATTTAGTAGGTAAAGTGGGCTGGAAACGCTGATTTGAAGACTACGTGATCTTGGGTGATGACATTGTAATATTCGACACCTTGGTGGCGAATGCTTACTTTGACATCATGACCCGGATCTTAGGTGTATCAATCGGTTTGGCTAAGTCTATTAAGTCCTATAATGGGATGATATTAGAATTTGCCAAAAAGTTTTGGGTGAATGGGAAACGATGTTTTGTGGTCCCTATTAGGGACTGCATCGTCTCAACCTTATCCACCGATACTATGAACGAATTCATGATTAAACATGGATGTTCACTGAATGATTACCTTAAGATGAGAGGACTTGGTTACAAATCTCGGAGTAAATACCGAGCTAATTTGTGATCGATGCCTACTCGTCTACGTGTCTTCATCGTAATATGGGCTTACTATAATAAGGATTTCATGTTCTGAGCCACTATGAAGAACCTAAGTGAAACTTGAACTTTCACCCGTAAAGGGATTGAAGAGTTCATTTACACTTTGGCCGACATGCGGCGAGAACTTGCTGATCGACTGGAAAGGCGTAAAAGCCCTACTATGTCGGACTTCGAGAAACTTTCTCGTTTTCCTTTTTATAGAGCCACTTCAGCTCTGCAAGAAATGGTTGAAATTGGCGAGTATAACCGGCTCGTCAATATCTACCGGATTAAAGATATTCCAACGCTTTCCTTCTATGATGTTGATGACTTACGGATCCTCCTTTGAGAGATCCTTGAGGACATCACCAAATTGGAGGAAGCGATGGAGAATCTTCCGGAAAATTCTTGACTACGG